CGACACCAAGCTGGTGACCAAACTGAACAAGTATTATGGCGAGAGTCATGTTATTCATGCGAATGTTGCGCCACCGATTGGGTATTCGGGCGCGTTTGCGATTTGGGTGGCGGATTATTTTGGATTTGATCGTGTTGATGTTTGCGGCATGGATCAATATGAACAACGCAAAGATGAACGCGAATACTGGTGGCAGGGGCCACAAACTGGACCTGGCAACAGGCACAAGTTGTGCAAAGCTGATCTGGGGTTGCTGAAGAAATTTATTGATGAACTGCAGCACCCAGAACGTGTATTCTTTACATCTGGAAGACTGAAGGAAATTCACAAATGAAAGTTGAGCTGAAATCAAGCATTTTATGGGGTGGTCAACACCAAGAAGCGGGTTCTGTTTTAGATATGTCTGAAACAGAGGCATATAACCTGATCGGTCGTGATCGTGCTGTTCCATACACTCCGCCAGAGCCAGTCGAGCCAGTCAACCGTTCGGTGGGTCTGGAGAAATCGGATGAAAAGCAGAATGTAGTGAAGCGTGCTTACAAGCGGAAGACAGCTGCAAAAACAGGACATTGATCATGGCTGTTGAAACTGACATCGAACGCGCCGTGTTTTTCGCATCAGATGATTTCGGCGTGACTGCGACGTACACACCATCTGGCGGTCAAGGCGTTTCTATTTCTGGCATCTTTGACAACGGACATGAGGAAGTGGATGCCGGTGGCGGCGTTCCATTTTCTTTGACGTCGCCACAGTTTCATACTCGCACTGCGGAGGTTTCAAACGCAGCTGAAGGCGACACGTTGACGATTGATGGTGTTGCATACAAAATCCGCGTGGTAATGCCTGATGGCACTGGAACGACCATGCTCCAACTTGAGACTCCTTAATGGCACATGTAAGAAAAGCGATCCGCGACAACATTGTCAGCACGCTGACATCGTTGACCACCACTGGATCAAATGTGTTTCGCAATCGTGTTTATCCAATCGCGGAAGGTAAGCTGCCTGGTCTTTTGATTTTCACTGAATCTGAAGAAATCGAACCGTCAACGATCACGCCACCCAGAACACAGATGCGGAGGCTGTCTGTGGCAGTTGAAGCATTTGTCAAGGGTGTATCGAATTACGACGACACACTTGATACAATCTGCGAAGAAGTTGAAGAAGCATTGGCCGTGGACGTGACCCGTGGCGGAAATGCAAAAGACACGCGGATCGTTGCATTTGAATCAGAGTTTTCTGGTGAAGGCGATCAGCCGGTCGCAGTTGGCAGAATGACGGTTGAAGTGGTATATGCCACTTTAGAAAACGCAGTCAACGCGAGCGTATAGGAGGCAGCATGCCAAAACGTATTCAGGTTTGGCCACCGGCGGGTGGAGAGCCAATCGAAATCTGGGAAGTGGACAAAGGACGCTTTCTGGAGAAAGGGTGGTTGGGAACTGACCCAGCTGCCGTTGTTGAACCGGCGGTGAGTACCGCAGATATTTCTGAAACAGAGGAAGCTGATAATGGCAACATTTACAGGAAACGGCGGAACAGTAAAAGTCGGCAGCAACGCGATTGCTGAGATTCGTTCCTTTTCAATCGACGAAACGATGGACACCATCGAAGATTCTGCAATGGGCGACACCTACCGTACATTCAAGTCTTCTTTGAAGTCTTGGAACTGTTCTGTCGATGTGTTCTTTGACGACACTGACACAAACGGTCAAAACGCATTGACAGTCGGCACTGAAGCGACAGTCAACTTCCAAATGGAAGGCGATGAGAGTGGCGCACACTTGCTGACAGGAACTGCCATCGTGACAGGTCGCACAATCAATTCATCTTTCGATGGAATGGTTGAAGCGTCACTGACGTTGCAGGGAACTGGATCACTGACTGAAACAACCGTAGGGGCTTAATTTATGCCAGCGAAAAAGGCAAGCGCGTCCATCATTGGGCGTGCGACTGATCATTACAAACAAAAGCCTTTGAGACGCATTGAAATTCCAGAGTGGGGCGACGATGAAGGACCATTGGTTGTGTTCGCAGAACCATTCACATTGCGTGACCAGGCCAAAATTGCAACGGTGACAAAGAATCAACCGGAATCTGAAGTGTTGGCGGAATTGTTGATCATGAAATTGATTGATGAAGACGGGAACAAAATCTTCACGGTTGAAGACAAACACGCGCTGCGAACACAAGTTGATGCCCAAGTCGTTGCACGAGTTGCAACACAGGTCATGGGCGTTGATGAAGGAAGCCTGGAAAAAAACTAAGGGAATCGGCTGACAGAAAGTTCAAGTTCATGCTGGCGGAAAAATTACACATGACCGTCGAACAGCTGGAAATGGACATGTCAGTCGATGAATTTGTAGAGTGGTCAATTTATTTGACCATACAGGCTGAAGAAGCAGACAAGGCTAGAAGGGCGGCGGGTAATGGCACAAGGTCGAATTCAGTACGAAATCACGGCAAAGGACCGGTCGGCAGCCGCGCTTAAAGCACTCAGAGGAAATCTGGGCCAAGTCGAAACTGCAGTCGGTGGTTTAACGAGATTGTTAGCACCACTGGCTGCGGCTTTTTCTGTTGGTGTGATCGGGTCAAATCTGGTCCGAACCAACCGCGAGTTCCAATCACTCAAAGCGTCACTGGTCACATTCACTGGATCAGTTGAAAATGCCGACCGCGCATTTGGCATCATCCGAAAATTTGCATCTGAAACACCGTTTGCGGTTTCCGATGTTGTCGGTTCATTCAACATTCTGATCGCACGCGGCATCAATCCGACCGTTGGCGAACTTCAGGCGTTTGGTGATATTGCAGCCGGTTCTGGTAAATCATTTCAGCAGCTGGCTGAAGCCGTGGCCGACGCTGCGGTTGGTGAGTTTGAACGACTCAAAGAGTTCGGCATTAAGGCCAGCAAAGAAAACGACAAGATCACTTTCAAGTTTGGCGATACCGCAAAAACCATCAACAATGACGCAGACTCGATTTTGGCTGCGCTCACTGAGATCGGAGCTGTACAGTTTGCTGGCGCGACTGAACGCCAGGCAGAAACACTCAATGGCGCGTTTTCCAACTTAGGTGACGCAGTTGACAACCTGTTTTTCTCAATCGGTGAAGCGGGTCTATCAGCTGAGATCGCCAGAGTCACCCGGCGAATCACAGGCGCGATTGGCGAGACTGACAGTTTTGCACGCACTGTTTCCGGTGTTTTGGTTGGGGCGATTCAAACCGCTGAACGTGCGTTTGAATTTTTGTCCAATAACATTGACGAAATCATCTTTGGTTTCGGTGTCATCTTTGGCGCGAAACTGATTCGGAACGTGGCATCGACGGTCGCTGCAATCGTCAACTTTACGAAAGCGGTTTCGGCTGCATCTGTCACGACAACGCTTTTCAAAACGGTTTCATCATTGCTGACCAAAAACTTGGCGGTGACCATCACAACCATTGGCGCGGCAGCAGCCGGGGCCGTTGCGTTTAAAGATGAGATTGCCAACCTGGTCAAAGGCATTACTGATCAAATTGATGTCAGTGAAACCATTGATGCTGTTTTGAGTGCGCTTGGTTTCACCATTGACGACACCAGTTCGGAAACCGCAAAGCTGGCCAATGAGATCGAAGAACTTACAGCGGAAACAGAAATTGCGATCAAAACCACTAGCGGCTTAACTCAGGCTGAGAGAAAGCTACTGGATGAAATCAAGGCATTGCAGCCAGAAACGGTGCAGCTGACCAGCAAACTTGATGTGCTGGATTCCTTGTTTGTAAAAAACAAAGTATCAAGCAGCGATCTATCGCGCATCACTCAGGAGTTGGCTTTGGATTATGCCGGTCTGGTCAATCCAACAAACTCAGCGCGAACAGAGCAGGCGCGCATTGAAGAAGCGATCAAGGCAGTGACCGCAGCTGGCGGTGACAATTCGGAAACGCTGAGTCTTTTGCGGCGCAGATTGATCGACCTGAAAGCGCAGACTGAACAAACCTATGGCGCGGGTGCGATCAAGGGAGTCAAAGACTACTACGACAGCATCAGCGACAATGCCAAAAACGCAGCCACATTCGTCGGCGATGCGTTCAAATCATTGGAAAGCGATCTGTCTGAGTTTTTCCAAACCGGCAAGTTGGATTTCAGTTCGTTCAAGCAGGCAATCATTAAGGGTTTGGCTGACATTGCTGCAAAGGCGGTCATTTCAACCGGTATCAACTTTTTGGGTTCAGTGTTTCCGAGCTTAAATTTTGGAGAAGGAGCAGAAGGCTTTGCCAGCGGTGGATTTGTCACTGGACCAGGCGGTCCGCGTGATGACAAAGTGTTGGCACGTTTATCAGCTGGTGAGTTTGTCATGAACGCAAACGCAGTCAGTTCACTGGGCGTTGATTTTTTAAGCGCACTGAATAGCGGCAAAACGCCAGGACGATCATCTATTCCAGAAGAAGCATTGTCTGGTGTTCCAGGATTCTTTATCGGGGGATTAATCGAAGACGTTATTGGCGGAATTGGTGATGCCGCTTCATCTATTGCTGGCGCTGTGACTGGGGTCATTGACGATGTGGCTGGTCTTGTTGGAGACATTGCCGGTGGATTACTTGATTCCGCGAAAGGTTTGGTTGAAGGTATTTTGGGCGGTGACATTGCGTCAATCGCAAAGTTTGCACTGCCGTTTATCTTGCCTGGACTTGGGTCGGGTATCGGTGCGGCACTTGGTCAGTTCGGGGCGGGTGGATTCTCGGGCGTTTTGTCTGGTGTCGGCGGCGCAATTTCTAACTCTTTCGCAGCCGGGGTGTTGGGTGCGGGTTCAACATCCGCAATCGCCACATCAGTTCTGACTGGCTTGGCTAGTGACACATTCACAGGTCTTTTGGCAGACAAAATTTCGTCCAGTCTGATCAAAGGGTTCGGCGGATTGACAGGGGCCACAAGTTCATTCAACGACAACCGC